TCCATGACCGACGTGAATACCGACGGCGAGGAACTGGTCCGGCTCTGCCCGCGATGCGTGTTCATCGTGGCTCTCTACATCGAGAACGGCATCGAGCATCGGTTCACCGCCGGGTCCCTGCATCCGTCCATGATCTGTTCCAGGTACCGCAAAATCGTGGAGCAGGAATTCTACAAAGACCCGCATGCGACCTATCTGAAATACCTCGGAAACATGATCCGCCGGCAGGAGGCGAAACGGCGCATCCTGCACGTGGACGAGAGCGTCATCAAACGCATCGACGAGTTTCCGTTCGTGTTCCTGCCGCCCGAGGATGCCGAAAAGTTCGATCTCAAATCCGGCGTGGATATCACGCTGGTCGCGGACGATCTCCGGCTGACCCGAAAACTCTACGGATACACGAAAATCGAAGCGAAATACCTGAAAAAATACGGGCAGAAGAAAACCAGCGTGGTGCTGTTCCTGCCGGAGGTCTACGATGTCGAAGCTGTGGCATAACACGTCAGAACGGCCCGCATACAATCGCGCAGACTGCATACACGGCTGCCACGGAATCCGTCTTGTCTGCCTGGTCAAGACAGAACCCAAGATCAGCGGCGAGTATGCAACGACCGTCGTCACGCTGTATTTCCGCATCAATGGGATGTTCTGTGAATCCTGGCACGACACCGTCAAATCGAACCGCATCATCATGTGGTGCTATTTCGATGAAGTCACACAACAAATTTACCTTGATTGAGGTCTGAAAATGAAAGTCACGAATGTCCGGGTCTACGACCTGGAAGAATCGATGGTCGCGTCCGGTTTCCCCATGCTGCCGTATGTCGACGAAAACAAGTTTGAAGACGAGGTCAAAAAACTCCGCAGCTGGTCTGTCGACGGAACAAATCCGCATTATCAGAGAATTCTTCGCCTTGCCTCCGCGCCGGACGGGTCGGGGCATCGGAATGCATTGTCCGGTGTACTGGTTTCGTTCAACGTCACCGGCACGAATGCCTGGTGGATGCAGTTCGAGAGATATCACTTCATCCAGATCGTATCTTCCATGAGCAAGATGCACCGGCTGAAAAAGATGATCGAAACCGACGATTTCGAATTCCACGACAAGGTGTTTGAAAACGGGATCGAATTGCTGAAAAGCCTTGCGCTCTATGTTGAGAAACCGGATCAGGTGGACGAAGAAGAACTCGTCTACAACTGCCCGATGGGGCTCGAATTGACGGCCCGCGTCACGACCAACTATCTGCAGTTGCGGACGATCTACGTTCAGCGCCGGAATCACAAACTCAAAGAATGGCGCGACTTCTGCGCCTGGATCAAGACTCTGCCGTATGCCCGCGAACTCATAACCTTGGAGGAAGAGAAAAATGTCTGATTCCGTCAATCATCCCGCACACTATCAGCCGATATTTCAGTTGAAACCGCTTGAATGCAACGACATCAAAAAGTTCCTGCCGGCTTCGTGGTCCGACGCGTTCAAATACGTTTGGCGCGCCGGGAAGAAGGGCGGCAAGGACAAGATGATCGAAGACCTCCGCAAGGCGCGGTGGTACATCCGGCATGCCTATGTCAAGGCGGAAGTCTCCGAGATCGCTGTCGTGCTGTTCTACATGATCGTCCCGCCGATTCCGCACGAGCATTATCGGCTCTGGACGCGATACAGTATCCTCGGACGGATCGTCGCGCTGGATGTTTCTGCCGCGGCAATGATCACGGAGTGGCTGAAAGAACTCGGCGACACTTCCGACGACCAGCTTGACAACTTGCTCTTCTTCGATGGCGAGGACGAGCCGGAATGGGGATCCGAGGAATGAAAAACGCGCTTACCGAACGGCTCTCGATGTCGCTTCTGAAAAAGCTTGACAAACTCGTCGTGAATCGGCGCGGGAAGCAGGACAAGGAAATGCGGCGTCTGTTGAAAAAGAATGCCGCAAACCTCGGAACGCTGCTTGCGTATGCCTTGGAGCATGGCGTCTATCTCGTCATGAAGCCGCCGCACCAGAATGACTGGTTCCGGTTCACGCGATGGCAGGACTGCGCGAAGCAGCTGGTGTTCCACTTCTACCGCATCGCCGATGCCGACAACGAAAAAAGCGAATACAAGGGGCTGTTCTACCTCTGCCCGGAAGCGCTGAAACTGAAACGCAAGTCCGGCGTCAGCGTTCGAACGTTCGCGAACTGGCTCGTCAAGCAGAATGCTCCGCAACTCTGGGGCTTCTGCGCGCTCGCCTACTACCTGGGCTGGAAACTCGAATGGAGAAAAATCAATGAATAAAAAACTGGAAAAGAAGATCCTCGACCGCGAAATGACCTGCTCTGCAGACCCGAATCCGCAGGTGGTCGGCTTCGTGGAGGAAATCCTAAAGGAGATGCACCGAGCCGAGGTTCTGCATCCCAACTGGCCGACCGATCCGGTTCACGCCGCCGCAATCCTCTCCGAAGAAGCGGGCGAAGTGGTCAAGGCCGTCAACAACATCGTGGAAAAGCATCTCGACGACAGCGATTACCGGACCGAGGCGATCCAGTGCGGCGCGATGTGCCTCCGATTCCTGAAGAACCTCGAAAAATTCGACTGGAATATCAAACTCTGATGCTGACCTTGCGACCATATCAGGCGGAAGCCGTGCAGGCCGTCTACAAGCACCTCGCGGAAAAGGACAACAATCCCTGCGTGGTGACTCCGACGGCATCCGGCAAATCCATCATGATCGCCCAGATCGCGACCGATGCGGTGACCCGGTGGAACGGGCGCGTCCTCGTCCTGGCCCACGTCAAGGAACTCCTGGAACAGAATGCCGACAAGGTCCGCCGCCTCTGCGACGGCATCCCGGTCGGTATCTATTCCGCAGGGCTGAAATCCAGGGACACGGATACTCCCGTTCTGGTGGCCGGAATCCAGAGCGTCTACAACAAGGCCGACCAGCTGGGCAAGTTCGATCTCTGCATCATCGATGAAGCGCACCTCATTGCGCCGGACGGCGAAGGCATGTACCGCACGTTCCTCGCCGCGATGAAAGAGATCAATCCGCTCGTCCGCATTATCGGCTTCACGGCGACTCCGTTCCGCATGAAAGGCGGTCTCATCTGCAAGCCGGAAAACATCCTAAACGAGATCTGTTACGAGGTCGGCATCAAGGAGATGATCCGGCAAGGGTATCTGTCGCCGCTGACATCGAAGGCAGGACGGGCAGAGGCCGACTTGTCGAACGTCCACATCCGCGGCGGCGAATTCATTGCCGATGAAGCCGAAGCCGCGATGGATACCGATTCGCTGGTGCTGTCGGCATGTCATGAGATCGCCGATCTCACGAAAGCCCGCAAGTCTGTGCTGATCTTCGCTACGAGCATCAAGCATTGCGAGCATATCGCCCGGGTGCTGACCGAGTGGACGCATGAGGAATGCGCGGTCGTGACCGGATCGACGCCGGCGATCGAACGCGCGGAAATCCTCGACCGATTCCGCGGGAATGCCGTCTGCGACATGTTCGGCGACGTTGTCAAGAAGCCGCTGAAATATCTCTGCAACGTGAACGTCCTCACCACCGGCTTCGACGCGCCGAACACAGACTGCATCGTGCTGCTTCGCCCGACCAACTCGCCGGGGCTTCTGATTCAGATGGTGGGCCGCGGATTCCGGCTGTCACCGGAAACCGGGAAACGCTCGTGCCTCGTGCTGGACTATGGGGAGAACATTCTTCGGCACGGTCCGATCGACTGCATCCGCGTCCGGGACAAGACAACTGGTCATGGCGAGGCTCCCGCGAAGAAGTGTCCGCAGTGCTATGCTCTCATTCATGCCGCCTATTCCGTCTGCCCGGAGTGCGGCTACGAATTCCCGATCAACCGGCAGAGCAACATTTCCGCGAACGCCTCCAAGGCCGGCATCATCTCCGGCGAGATTACCTACGAAGAATATCCGGTCAAGGAGGTGCAGTATGAGGTTCACTACAAAAAGAATGCTTCTTCGGATGTTCCGGCGACGATGCAGGTCATCTACCGCGTCGGACTGTATCAACGGTACATGGAGTGGGTCTGCCCGGAGCATACCGGGTATGCACGAAAGAAATTCGTGCAGTGGTGGCAAAAGCGGGCGGCCTACGGATGTCCCATCCCGACCACGGCGGGCGATGCCGTCGAACTCGCATCAAACGGCATGCTGGCGAAGCCGGAGAAAATCAAGCTGCGGTTCATCTCGGGGCAGAAATATGGCGAGGTTGTTGACTGCACCATCGGTCAGCGGCCGGAAATCCGGGAGCCCGGCGACGACACGGCGGAGATCAATCGGAGCGGCGGTCTTCATATCGAGCATTTCGACGATGGCTGGGACGACATCCCATTCTAAGAAATAACTGGAAAAAGTCGGAAAAAAGTCTCCCAAAACAAGAAAAAGGCATTAGTGCTGGCGACAACCACAACACATTGAAAGGAGACTGAAATGTCTGACGCAAGCAAAAACGACGCGATCATCAAACTCACGATCGCGCTCACCGGAATCAGCATCGCGACTGTCGCGCTCGACGAGATCGACGCCATGGCCGATGCGACCGCAACGGGCGAGAAACTGCACGAAATCATCCGAGTCGCAAAGGAAAGAATCTCGATGCTGCTGAAAGCGAACGAAATCGCCTAAACCGCAATCCTCGAAGCCCAGGAGAAAAAACATGAACAACTTTCGATTCGTCGACCTCTTTTGCGGTGGGGGCGGGAGCATCACCGGCGCGATTGATGCCTTAAAGGCGGCCGGAATGGCATATGAGGGGCGCGGATATAACCATTGGGATATTGCAATCAAGACTATTCAGTACAATCATCCCGAGGTGATCCCGGATTTCTCCCGCGCCTGCACACCGATTGAAGCTGTGAGCCCGGATGAAATCTTTGATGTGGATCCGCAGCGCATCGATGTGATCTGGGCTTCGCCGTCATGCACACACCACAGCGTGGCGGCCGGTGGAAAACCGCGCTCCAATCAGTTGCGTTCTCAACCGGAACATCTCCTTCCGTATATTCGCCTCACGAAGTGCCGCCGCCTTTATGTTGAAAACGTCAAGGAACTGCGGTCCTGGGGTCCGCTGCTTGACGATGATACCAGAATCAAGGGACATCTTTACCGTGCTGGATCGCCGGATCCGCGAAAGATGGGAAAGTATTTTGATCTCTGGATTCGCGAGATCAAGGAGTCCGGGTACCGGGTAGAAATGCAGGTCATGAACTCTGCAGATTACGGAGCCGCGACCAGCAGAGAAAGATTGATCATCCAGGCCGTTCGGCGCTCTTCCGGCGAAAAAATCATTTGGCCGGAACAGACGCATTCCAGAGAGCGCGACCTGTTCAACTATAAGCCGTGGCGCAGCGCGGCGGAGATTATCGATTGGACGATCACCGGTGAGAGTATCTTCGATCGAAAGAAGCCTCTTTGTGAAAAGACCCTGCGCCGCATCGAGGCCGGGATCAAGCGGTATTGGGGGGAATGGGCTGAACCGTTCCTTGTCGTACTCCGCGGGACGTCGGATGAGCAGATCAAGAATTCTGCCGTTCCGCTAACTGCGCCGCTTCCGGCGATCACGACATCCGGCACACACTTTTCGCTGATTCGCCCGTTCCTCACCAGGTACAATGGCGGGGATAACCGGAATCACGATATCTTCAATCCCATGCCGGTTATCGATACCAGCAACCGATACGGCGTGATTCGGCCGCTGTTCATCCCGCAACACAGCGGCGGGATCGTCAAGTCTTGCGGCGATCCTCTGTCGACGATCGCGACGACCGGATCGATTGGCGTCGTCTCCCCGTTCATCATCGAATATTATGGAAACGGGGCAACCAGAAATCCGCTTGAAGAACCTCTCGCAACGATCACTACACGCGATCGGTTCGGAATCATCGAGGGACGCATCCTCACCATGCCGGATGGCCGGCAATACAAACTCGACATTACTCACCGGATGTTGTCCGCGGCAGAACTCGCGGCGGCAACCGGATTTCCTACCGGATATCGATTCGCTGGTGGCGACACGATGGCGAAAAAACAGATCGGAAACGCGGTCTGTCCTTGTATCACATCGGCTCTCTACCGAGCGTTCTTGGCCGCATGATCCGTTTCAAATCGCCCGGCTCGGAAGAGCCGAACTCATAACAAATCAGCCAGGAGACTGAACAATGTACGATCCAGCCGAAGAGGAGGCAAGAGCCGCGAAGACGGCAAAACAGCAGGCGGAGGACTTCGAAAATGCGATGAAGAAAATCACGCTTCATCACATCCCGGAAATGCAGCCCAAGATCAGAAAAGAAAAGCGGCACATCCGCTGCCGCCGCGCCGTCATCCACAGCGACTTCAATCTGAAAGGAAAGCGGAAATGACCTGCTGCGAGAACTGCTTCTTCAAGGAGTCGGACGGCGACGGCGTATTCTGCGAATGGCTCGCGGAACACATGTCGGAACAGCGCGAGAATTGCTCGTTCCGTGAACCGGAGAACATTCAGCCGGAGGTGGAGCAATGATCAATTTTGATAAACTGGAAACGCGGCTGCAGGAAATCATGAAGACGCTTGAATTCGGCATCAATGTCAAGGGCGAGATTCTGTCCTACGATGTGGTCTATGCCGTCCGGCAACAGCTTCAGAACATCGTCTTCGAACTCGACGCGGAACTCGACAAGATCGACAACAAAAAGAAGCAGGCGGCGAAATGAGAAAAGACGAGAAAAATCTGATGAACGCCGCATGCGATATCCTTATCCAGTTCTGTCAGCATTACGACTGCGCGCATTGCCCGATGACTCTTCACTTCAAACCTTGCGTCGAATGCCCGGTGGAAACGATCTGCAAGATCCTGAACAAGGCGGAGCAGACATTCGGAACCTGCGGGCATGTGAAAATCGGCATCGCGCTCGGGCGGCATGAATTTCCGTATTGCGAAATCAACAATGCCGGCGAACTCGGATGCAACTGCGAGGACTGCGAATCGTTCGAGGTGAAAAATGGACTGGCTTGACCGCGTAACGGAATATCAGGAAAAGACGAACCCGCTTGCCGTCCGGGATTCCGAACTCCCGAACAAGCAGGATCCGCCGGAGCCTCGCGCCCAGCATAACATCACCGTCATCGGATGCATCCGTGGCATCGACGGCTGGTACAGATGCGGGTATGACGAGCAGACGAAAACAATCGTGCCGTTGGAACTCCTTGAAAAAATCGAGGTGCGGGCATGAAAAATAAACGTTACCAAGAACTGTTCCTGCAGAAAGTGAGGGACGGCAAATGAAAGACATCAACGGAATCGAAATCATCGAGCCGGTTGCGCGAATCAATCGGTTAAACAAAACGGTCGAGATTCGACGATTCAGGACAATTTTTTCCAGCAAGATGACGCGGCGGGAAATCCTCAATCTCTACACGTGCTATATTCAGCAGGCAGACGCGATTGTCACGTTCATGCGTGACGTGATCGATGAAACGCTGTACGACGGCATGGAATATCAGACGGCATCCCTGCTGGCTCGGGCGGCGATCTGTTTCATGCAGGCTGCAAGCGTAGACGAGTATCTGCGGAGGACGGCACAATGAACCTCCGAACTTTGAACAAGGTGCGTCGGCGTGCTTATCGTCTGGCCCGGAGGAAGTTCTTCGCCGGCACAGGGCGATGGGTGTTCGGTGATGTTCCTCCCGAAAGACGGCTCCTGGCATACAAATGCACTTATCCAGGCATGCCGCAGAGGATTTATGCGGAAATCAGGAATCGTCCGTTCGGCGATTTCTTCTACATCGATCCCGCCGACATCGTGCGGGAAAGAATGATGAGAACCACGGCTCCATGGGAAAGCGAGGTGGCAAAATGAGCCTGCAAGATTTATTGTTCGTCAAGCCGGGAGACCATATCGTCGGACACGATAGACACGGACACGAAGTAGACGCTACAATATACGACATCGAAGAAAACGGACTTCATTACACTTACGGAAACCGTTTTATGAGCGGTTTCGCCGGAATGGGCCGGGAAAGATGTATCCGAGAGTTCGGTAAGTATCGCCCGCGAATCAAGCGGGAACACATGAAATACCTTGTCAAGGATAATATCGTCGAGAGATATTTCGAGGAGAAATACGACGGTCTCTACCTCCTTCCGTGGTGCGAGGTTAAGAAGCCGAAGGATGGAGATTACGACTTCGGACATCAAGATATCTTCGGCGACTACATGGATATCTTTCGGTCTGCCGGAATGATGGCAAATGAACTCTCCTGGAAAACCAGGGGCGACGACACAACGCAACTCGAAACCTGCGGACTGCTCGGAAAACTCATGGCCGACGCAGCGGAGAACGCAAGATTATACTGGAATAACGTAGTGGTCGCGAACCGAAACAAACGCGAGGAGAAGGCGAAATGACAATCTTCAACATCATTCTCGCCGTGGCGATCGTCTGTATCATCATGCCGTCCGTTGCGGAGGAGGGAAATGAGCATGTTCCAGTATGACGAAATTCTAATGACAAACGGCAAACTCTGTTTGATGAAAGGCGGAGCCGGGCGGACTTATCCTTGCCCGTTCGCCTATCCCGAACCGTGCGGCGAGTGGTGTCCGCATTTCGGGGAAATCCAGAAAGTCGGAAAGGACACCTACCACCTCCGACTTGGATGCTGCGGAACGCATATCGAGGCGAAAGCCTATCACGTCACGAATTTCGACGAAACGAAAGGCTCGGTCGGCGTCGGGCATCCGGTCCGGCAGTACAAGGAGCAGCCCAAGGCCGCCGGCAAAAAACGCATGATCTACTGGCCGGAAGCGTTCAGTTTCGCAAACCTCGTCAAAGCATACCATCAGTGCAGGCGCAAGAAGCCGGAGGAGGACAAATGAATAAAGACAACATCTACAGCGGATGTATCAGCATCGCGTTTTCCGGCGATCTGAACGAAATTCAGAAGATCGCGCAGAAGTTCATCGGAAAAGCGAATGTCAGCGTTTCCGCGGACTATGAAACCAAGCACCTCGGCGGACAGTTCATTCGCCTTGGCGGTCGCATCGGATCAGCCGACATCAATCTTCCGATTTCCGCTGAAGCCGTAGTGAAAATCGTGCGGATTCTGATGAAAGAGGCGGAGAAACAATCATGAAAAAAGTCTGGCACAGCATTAAAGAGGAGCCGGTCATCCACGGCGACAGCGTGAGGATTGCGTTCATGGCGCGGCGGTCGATCTTGAACTGTCAAAATCCGAGTCTTTTCTACACGTGCCTGGATTCCGTGCATCTCACCGGTCCGGCAATCAATTGGGAACGGCATGTCCGTGCGCTCGGCATCGAGCAGTGGGCCTATTGGGACGAACTCACGAATCGGCTGGATGTCGTGTTATACCGCAAAGAGGTCGCGGAAGTCGACGGCAAGTGCGTTCTGACTGTTGGTTTCGGTGGAAAGCTGCCGCTTTCGGCGAGGATTCCGAAGATCGGCGACACGGTCAACTATCCCACCGGCAAGCTTCACCGCGTGGTCGGCGTCAGATACTCCGCGACTGCCGAACGCGCCGAACTGCACGTCGACGTGGTGCCGGTCGGCGATGAGGAGGAGAACGCATGACGGAATATCCCGAACTCTTCCGCGCAATCATCGTGCTTTTGAAATTCGACGATGTGCCTCCAATCCCGGCGATTGGCTACGCCGCAACAGCATCCGATGATCCGACGCTCGTCTATTTCGCATGCCCGATCGAACGCAAGGGCTATGCCTGGTCGCTCGTTGCGAAATGGGACTATCTCGAAAACGTGGCTCCCCAATACGTCGTGCCGGCATGGGAGGCGAAGAAATGAAGAAGCCGAAACTGCGATTCACAGAAGGACAGGACGCATTCGCCGTCATCGCCGGAGATGTGTTCATGCCGGCCGTGCTGCAGGTGCAGAAATTCCACATCGTCCAGGTCGTTCGGGATTCGCATTACCTCGTCAAGGATGCCGGCAACGCATGTTCGCCGCTCTACACCGTTTCCGACATCTGTCTGTTTGAAACCGAAAAAGCCGCGCACATGTGGCTCGCCGCCTACGCCGGAATGATATCTGACCGGGAAACCCAAACCGTAAAACAAATCATGGAGCAGGAGAAAAATGACAACGCTCGAAATCGTAAAAGAGGCGCACAAAAAACTCGCAGTGTGCATGCTTGATCTGGCAACGATCCGCGACAACGTCGAAGTTATTGGCGACGACACGGACTACGATACCATCGAACTTTCTATGCATCTTGACGAAGGGCTCGTTCGACTCGGATTCGTTCTGGCCGACTTCGTTTCCTGGCTTAACTACGATGAAATCCCGGAGGATCGGAAACCATGAGCAACGACATCCACGACGAACAGCGGCTCCGGGAACTCCAGGCGCTCCCGCTGGAAAGAAAGATCGGATTCACCGCGGCGAGGATCACAGAGTGGTATCATCACTACAACGGGCATGTTCACGTTTCGTTCAGCGGCGGCAAGGATTCCACCGTTCTGCTTTATATCGCGAGAAAACTGTTCCCGGAGATTCGTGCCATGTTCATCGATACCGGTATGGAATACCCGGAGATTCGGAATTTCGTCAAGACGGTCGAC